GAGTCGATGGCGTCCTGCACGCTTTCGGCGGCAGTCCGTTCGCGCTCGGCTTCGGCGTTACGCACGGTTTCCTCGACAGGCTGCAACTTGGATTCCAGCGCCTTGGCTGCTGCCATGGACGCCATCACCGCCTTATAGACTGTCGGGAAGTCCTCTTTCAGAGCTTCCAGATCTTCGGCTGACAGATCGCTCACAGTGGGCTGTTGCGGGTCGGTGCGGGCGCCTTCACCATTGTTCGCCCCTTGATTGCCAGACTTCAACTGCGCCTCAAGCGCGGTGACACGTTCTGTCGCTTCACGGGCGATCTGCTCTGCCCGCGATGCGCGGTCGCGCTCGCTCTTGAGAACCGAGTACGGAATGACATGCTTTCCGTCCTTGGTGGCGACACCAGCGGCGTCAGCCTCGTTGTCGGTCTGGCCCTGCTCGGCCTTCTGCTGTTCCTTCGATGCCGGATCGTCGTTGTTCTGCCCTTTGTCCTCGTCCTTCGGCGCCGGCTCGGGGTCTTTCGTTGCGGCTGCGGCTGGCTCGGCGCCAGACTCAAGCTGCTCAAAGACCTTCTGCAAGTCCTCTGGGTTGTCGGATAAGTTGTTCAGATCAAGTTCGATGGCCATTTGCTTCACTCCACGTATCGCGTTGGTTTGCGGGTTCCGATAGACGCCAATGACCCATGACGGGGAACAGCCTATCGTGTTGGTTAATATAGGGTCATCAGAGCAATTCGACTCGCAGGCGTAAATCCTTGGCGATCTCGCGTTTCGCAGCCAAATAGGCTTGATTCGCCTGCTCTGGTGTGTCGAACGGGCCAAGGTATTTGTCCTTGCCGTTGATCTTCACGCGGGAAATCCACTTGCCGCTTGGTTTGTGGAAGCTGGCGCCAAGCATGGCCTTACGCGCACCGGCAAGGCGTGTCTGTTGGTTGTTGGCGTTCTGCATGCCAGTCACTACGCGCAGGTTTTCAATGCGGTTGTCGCTTCGATTTCCGTTTATGTGGTCAATCACCATGCTGTCATCTATGGGGCCATGCACGAATATCCATGCCAGCCGGTGTGCGAGATGATCCACGTGGTCAATCGAGATGCGGATGTAGCCTTTCGGGTGCTTCGTGCCTGCTACCGTACCGACTCTTGCCCTGCCTCTGCGCTTCATGCGCCAAGTGAATACGCCAGTCTCGGTGCAGTAGTTCAGCAGTTCCCGTACTCGATCCTGAAAGTTCATTTTTCCTCACTCCGAAACGATATGTTGAGATTTTATCGCGGTTGCGGAAATAGGCAACAGGCAAAAAAAAGCCCGCCGAAGCGGGCAATTCGCCGGGAGGGTGGCGGTCAGGCAAGAAAACGGAGCTTGTAGAGGGTGCTCATGTACAGCGCCTCGATCTCGTCGATGATGTTCTGCAAAGCCGATTCATCACGGGGGATAGCCTCGTACCGCTGCTCGTGGATCCACTCCAGTTGCGCGGCCAGGTTGTCGACAATGGCCATCTCGGCGTCGTGCGCGGCCAGCGGAATGTCCAGCAGCTTGGCGTAGCGCCCTTGCCACGACTCGGCCAGGCTGTCGGCCAGATCAACGATGCCGGTGTAGAAGCCACCCAGCGCCATGTGCTGCGCGTAGCTGCGGGTTTTCAGGTGCTCGCGGTGGGTGATGTCACGCGCCAGCAGCAGTGTGGCGATGAGCATCCCGGTCTTGTCGGCGCTGCTCATGTCAGACTTCCCCGACGATTCCAGTTGCGGTCGTGCCGGTGGCCCAGACACGCGAGACGCGCAGCGGGTGGCGGCCTACGGCCAGCGCCGGATATGTCACCACGGAACCGTCCAGCATGGTAGCTTTCAAGGCGCCCGCCGTGCCCACGTACAGGCTCAAGGTCGGTTCGGTCAGATCGGTGGCATCGTTCGGGGTGATGGCGAAAGCGCCGGTCACGGGGCTGGCCACGTGAATTGGCGTGGTCTTGTGGCGATTCTTGATGGTGCTGGACATGATGGCTCCTTACTGGATGGCTGGGGCTTGGACGGCGACTTGCGGCGTGCGCACCACGGGGTTGAACTTGGCGGCCTGTGCCTGTCCTGCGACACGCTCGGCCTCGGCATTGAGCTTGCGGATACGGGCGGCACGCTCGGCGGCATCGAGAACGAACAGCTTTTGCTGCTGCGCCTGCTGTGCTTGCGCGGCTTCGGCCTGTGCCTGCATGGCGGCCTGCTGCTGCTCTGGGTCTTGGATACCCACGGCGGCTCGCAGTCGCTCGGCCAGTTCGTGCCGCTTGGGCATGTCGGTCGCCTCGATGACGAAATCCACCACGAAGCCCTGCAACTGCGGCGGCAGGCTCTTAGTGATCTCGGTCAGCATCTGCAACTGCTGCATGCGGTAGGTCGGCGTGCTCGGGATGTCGTCCAGCACTACCTTGGCCTTGACCTTAGCCACGTCGTTCAGGGTGAATGGCTGGCCGGTCTGCTCGTCTATGGTCGGCTGGTTCAGTGGGATGACCTTCTTGCTCTTGCCTTCGCCCACGATGACACGGGACGGGCCTTGCATCAGGTTCTGCTTGACCAACTCGAACAGCATTTCGCCCACCAGACGGCGGGCGTAGCGGTAGTTGTCGTTGATCTCGGCCAGGGTGTTCAAGCCCTGCTCCACCAGCGAATTGATGGCCAGACCGGAGGTTGCCCCGGACTGCTGGCCCATCATCGTCTTGTGGATGCCGGAGGCCTCGGCAATCTCTTGCTTGCCCTCCTGCATCGCCTGGAACTGCTGCGATGCCAGTTCGCCACCCGGATCGACACGGAACTGGCTGGTCGGTTTGCGGTTGGCGTTGAGGATGATGTAGGCGTCAGGGCGGGCGACTTCGCCAGCGGCCTTGTTGTGGTCGATGACGGCATCCGAATCCGTCACCACGCGGCGGCTGTTCAGACTCCACAGCATCTTGGACTTGCGGGCGTTGATCTCGTCCTGCGGCGAAATCATGGCGCGGATCAAGCCGTAGGGCACGTTGGTCAGATCCTCCCGGTAGCCGAAGAACGGAACGTAGGGGAACTGGTTGTGCTTGTACGGGCTGGGCACGTCGTAGAGGAAGTGCGGGCCTGTGTACCACGCTAGGCGCACCTTCTGGAACGTCGCCTGCTTCACCTTTGCGATGCCGGAGACGATGGCCTCGTTGTGGCGCGGGTTGTTGAAATCGACCTCCATGGTCGTGCCGTTGGGCAGCGTCATGATATAGCCGCGCACCCACTTGCGATACCAGATCTCGTAGAGGCAGATGCGCATGCGCTGGATGTCGCGCCAATCCACGGCGGCAATGCGCGTGTCGCGTTCGATTTCCCACGACTGCACCAGGCGCGAGTCCTGCTCCAGCAGTGGGTCGAAGCCTGCCCAGCCACCGGTCGTCATGCGGAACAGCGTGGCGTACTGCGGCATCAGCGCAATGGCGTGCTCCAGTTCGAGCCAGCGGCGGCGTACCAGATAGCGGGCGTCGGACAGGTCGGGCTGCTCGGCCCGCCAGTCCCAGAAGATTTCACGGCGATGCACGTACTTGACGCGGTACGGGCACTTGAATGGGTCGTGCTCGCGTGCCACTTCCACCCATCCCAGCCCTGCTTTGCATTGGGCGGCGTAGGCGTCGGACACGGCGCGGTCGGCGCGCGACTCGATCTCTGCATGCTTGAGCTTGAGCGACAGCGCCTCGGCCAGATCGTCGTCGCATTCCTCGTCGTCCTCTGGCCGCACGCGCCAGTCGGTGCGCGTCTTGGCCTCCATGCCCAGCACGGTGTCGATGGTCGGCTTGATGAGGTTGGCGATCAGCGGCGGCTGGCCACGATCCTTGAGCTTCTCGACGGTTTCTGGTGAAAGCTGGTTGCCGTCGTAGTAGTCGGCGGCCCGGTCTGCTTCGCGGCGCCAGTGGGGCTGGTGCTTGATCTCGCGCAGGAACATTTCGACCTGGGCGCGGGGCAGTGCGGTGTCGGTCAGATCGTCAGGGATGGCGTTCGGCCCGCCGTCGTCGGTGGGTGCCTCACCCATGACGACATTGCCACGGGGCTTCTGGTCGTGCTGAAAGCGTTGCGGCATCGTTGGCCCGCCCGCGTTGGCACCTGGATAGCCCGCGTAATCGCGGTCAATCGCCTCGTTGTTCAGTTGAATGTCGCCGATTGGCATAGAAATCCCGTCCGGTTATGCTTTGCCCCTAGAGTATTGTGGGCACGGCCCAGCAATTCGACGGCAGACAAAGAAAAGGGTGAATCATGATGAAAAGCGGTGTTGTTGCAGCAATGGTGCTGGCGCTTGTGGGTTGCGCCACGCCAACCACAGGCGTTGTGCCACGTGGCGAAGGCTTGGCCACGGTCACACATCAGGGAGGCGGCTTCTGGGTGACGACCGATTCGCTGAAAGCGGCTGCGATACAGGAGGCTGACGCCCACTGCCAGCGCAGCGGCAAGCATGCGAAGGTGGTACACACCAAGGAAATCCCGGCAGGCGCGGCGGGACGCTGGCCCGAGTCCGAAGTCCTGTTCCGCTGCGAGTGAATCAACCGGCACGCCAGTCATAGTCCCTCCGGTGATTGAGTGCCTGCTTGTGCGGGTCGGGTGGTGTGACGGCGTAGCGCAGCATCATGTAGCCGTAGCGCGTGGCAGCCATCAGGTCGTCCTGCAACTTGACGACCTTGCCATCCTTGCGGTGGTACAGGCGGAATTCCTCGAACCAATCGCCCAGGCTGGCGAACACACGGATGCGCATCGGCTTCTCATGGCTGCGCCCTGCCCGGTTCAGTAGCTCCTGCTGGCGGGCGTATTCGGCTGGGTCGTTGGCCTTGAAGCCCTGGAGCATGGATTGCAAGCCGGCCTCCACGGATACCCGGCTGATCTTGTTGCCCGACTCGTCGCCCGTCTCGGGGAACTGCGCGTGCTCGTGCAGCATATTGACGCCAGCCTGCCGGTACTGTTCAGCCAATTGGAAGCCCGTGCCCTTCTCGTGTTGCAGGCCGTCCGCTGGCCACGCCACGGGAATCCATGGGCCGAAGGACAGGATGCCGGGGGCGAACTCGGCGGCGGTGTGCTCGCGTTCGCGCAGCGCGGCGTAGATGTACAGGATGTGCTCGTCTCGATCCCATGCCAGCCATGCGGCGGCGCTCGGGTGATCCCAGCCGAAGTCCATGCCCGCGATGCGTGGCCACAGGTCGGGCAACTGGAAGTCTGGCACCGTGATGAGCGACTCGGCCACCGGGAACACGCGCCCGCTGCCCAGAATCGGGATGCCCTTGGCGCGAGCCTCGCGTTCGTGCTCTGGGTAGCTGTTCACAATCCGGTCGCGTTCTTCCTTCGAGTAGTGATCCACGTCGTCGATGGTCATGTTCGTGTCAGATCGGTCGGCGGTCGGGTTCTGGAGGAACATGCGCACCACTTCCGACATGCCCAGCAGAGGCGTGAAGGTGATCCAGACAATGCCCTTGGTCGCGTTGGTGCGAGTCAAGACCTCGGTGTAGATGTCCAGCGGCGGTTCCTCGTCCAGTGCTGCGAAGTCCAGCGTCTCGCCCTGGAGCTTGGATCGGCCCTTCTCGTAGGACTTGAAGTACAGGCGCGACACGCCACCGGACACGTGGCGCACGAAGATGCAATCGACCGAATCGGCAATGCCTTGCGCCCGCTTGATGTCGAGGATCGAGGCTTGCGGAATTGTGCCGGTGCCCCACTCACTCGGACGGCCAAGCAACAGGCGTTGCAGCGTGTCGCGGGTGGATTCCATGGATTCGCCCAGCGCCCAGCCGGTAACGCCACGCGCCCACCGCTTTCCTGGCCACCAGTCGGGGTACTGGCCTGTTAGGTGGAAGGCGATCTCATAGGCCGATGACCACGTTTTGCCAAGCTGGTTGCCGGCGCGGAACAGGCGTTCGCGGTGCGTTGCCCCACGGGCGTGGAATTCAACCTGCTTTGGGTAGGGCTTGTACCGTGCCAGCTTGTTCGCGTCCTGCCGGCGCTTGAGTTCCTGCACCAGCTTCAAGTAGGCCAGTTTGGGCGGCAAGTTCCGCAGCGATTCGGGCAATGTCGTCGTCTGAGAGGTGCTCATACTCGTCTCCCGGCTTCTTCTCCACGGGTTTGAACAGGCCCAGCACATCGCCAAGGGCACGCAGCGCCTGATTGGCGCCGGTCGCGTTGAAGGTGTATTCGCCGGTCGGGTTGCCTTCGCGGTCGCGGACTGGTTCGGCCTGCATGCAGCGTTCGGCCACCTGCATGAAGCGCGTGATGACCCACTCCCGATCCAGCCCGGACTTGAGGATGGCGTTCTTCTGGGCCAGTGCTGTCAGTTCGTTGATGCGATCTGCGACAGCCTGGTTGAAGTTCTTGCACGTCGAGGATTCCCAGTCGCGTGCCGTGCGCACGCTGACGGTACTGTTCGAGGCAAGCAAGGCTTCTTCCACCGACATGCCCATGGCACGGCCACGGCAGTACGCCTCCTGTTCGACGGTCAAACCGCTGATCGTGAGGCGTGGTCGGTTGAGCTTGCGCGTTCCCTTCGGCAGTCCCTTGGCAGCGGGCTTCTTCTTGGGGGATTCGGCTTCTGCCATCAGTGCTTGATGTTCGAGACAATGCCAGCCCACACAGCGGCGGCGAAGGCAGCAGCCACCACGCCGAAAAAGGCCAGCAATCCATGGTCGGCAACCTTGCGCATCTTCCTGCCAAAGCGCAGATCCTCCCGGAATTCCTCAACGGACTCCGGGCGGTCGATGTCCACGCCAAGGATGGCAAACACCTTCTTGACGGCATGCTCGGCGGCATCCTCGGACATTCGCTCCGAATAGGCACACTGCACACCGGTTTCGGCAGCATCGCAGGAATGTTCTCGTCGGATTGGGTGTTTTTCTGTCGCCATGGCGCTGGTTCCCTCGGTCAGTTCAAAAAGACAGCCTCGGCAGCACGTCGGCGGGTCAGGCCCGCCATCACGCGGCCTGCGGCCTTGTTCCACTTCATGATCTCGCGGGCGGCTTCTGGCCAGTCGCGTTGATTGACGCGGCGGCGAAGCGTGGAGATACGGTAATTCCCCAGCCCGCAGTTGTAGGCGAACGAGGTCAATGCAGCGATGCGGCGATCTGGCTCGGCGGCCAGAATTGGCGACAGCTTGAGCACGCCCAGGGCGAACTGTGTTGAGTGCGCACGCAGAGCAGAAAGCGCCTGCTCGTGCGTCCAGCGGGTGTCAGGGCCGATACTCGGGCCGGTGGAGCCGTAGCCAATCGTCCAAGGCTCGGCTTTGGTCGCTGGATCGGGGTAAGCGGCGCATCCACCATCCGGCAGACGGCGGTGATAGCCCTCGAACGGGCGAATCAGCGCGTCAATGGCGGTCTGGATGGCGGTGGAGATGCTCATTTCTGGTACTTCTCGATGGCGCGACCGACGAACCAAAAGGTCAGGATCATGTTGAGCATGGCGAAATCGTCAGCAGACCAGTTGGCAATCAGCACATCGCGCCAAGCGGCGCCGGAGTTGATGGCATAGGTAAGCGCGGCGATCTTGACGGCGACGTAAAGCCCGAAAAGAACGTAAGTGATGCCTGGTCGAACCAGTGCGGATGCTGCGGCAACCCACTTGTAGCTGGCGCTGGCGGTTGCTGACTGCTCACGAAACGCCTCCTGAATGGCATCAAGGGCGGCTGTGCTGTGATCGACGTACTTTTCTTCAAGGGTGAATGTCCCGCGTTGCTTCTCAAGATCAGTTTGCAGGCGGAACATGTTCAGCTCGTGGTCACGTTCGTTCTTGCGGTCGAGCCACTTCAAAAACTCGGGGGCAAGCCTGAACAGGCCGCCGAAAAGTGATCCCAGCAATGATTCGAGCATGACAATTCCTCCTGGTGGATAGGCGTCATGGTATGGACACCCGGAGAATTCGACTCGAACCGCTACTCCTGACAGCGTTCCAGTAGGCGCATGTAGCCGCAGGCGTCAATCTGACTGTCCTTGTGGCGTGGATCGTTGGCCAGACGCGCCAGCTTGAGGCCAACCATCATGCAGGCCACGTCCTCGAACGTCAGGAAGGCATCCGGGGCCAGCTTGCCGCGTGCGCGAAGCCACGCCTCCCACATTTCAGCGATGGCGCGAAGGTTCTTGCCCGGTTCGCCGTAGGTTTTCTCGCGGTCGGCATCGACTATGGCGGCGGCTTGCTCAAGGATCGTGGTCATTTGCGTTTCCTGTTCTTGACGAGGCGAAACATCAGAAGGTCGAGGGGGTGAAGCTGTGGCACAGGCGGCAAGGGCTGCACACGACTCCAGCGAGCCATGAACTTTCGTCCCTGCCGATGAACCCTGCCGTAGTTGTAAAGCGCGTTCAGCGCGTCGATGGCCTGCTTGTAGGTCAGGCCGCAAGCGTGGGCAATGTCCCGGCCTGTGAGTGGTGAGGGGGAGGCTTCCACTACGGCCAGCACGCGCATTCGATAGGTCTGCTGTGGTGTCGGCTGGCCATCCATCCGTTAGGCATCCAGTGCTGGGGCTGCGTCCGGGGTGATGCCCAGGTATTCACAGAGGATCGTTCGCGCCTCTGAGGCCGATCTGGCGATGGCAGTTTCCCATCCTTGCGCCTTGAAGTGCTCGATCCACTCCTTTTGGGCATCCGAAGCCCTGCCGGTGTCCGACTTCATTTCGATGATGAGGCCGGTTGAATCTCCAGCGCGTGCCGGGAGGATCAGGTCGGGGAATCCTGGCTTCACGCCCAAGGCTTTCATCTGCGCACCGGTAAAAGCATCGCGCCTGCCGCCGTTCGGCGAGTGATGCAGCCAGCGCAGCGCAGGCATGAGCGAACGAACAGCGGGCAGATGCGACCAGCGCACGACCTTCGCTTGTTCGACTTCTTCTGACCGATTAACGGTCTTGCGGCGTTGAGGAAAACTCATGCCGCGGATCATACCAGCGGGTTAAGAATTGCTCAATCAGAA